CAAATATGGACCGTGATAACCGCTCCCGTGCAAACAGGACAAACGGCATTTGATTGTGGCCATATTTTAAAATCTCATGCTTACCATAGAGGTCTGGAACATGTGACGAAAATGCAGTGCAGTAGATGGCAGGAACATTTGTATCTTCATCATAGACCCTATGGTAAGCATAAAAGATTTCATAAAGGTCATTGAAGTCACCTTCTACACCCTTGCCCATTGTATGGACTCCAAGCTGAATGGGGTTTCGGTAATCGTATTCTGCTACCCCAGACTGGCCTTCCGATTTTTCCAGAACCTGCTCAACAAATTCCTCATCAAATCCTTCCGACAAAATCTTATCCCGTAGCTCAGTTTCACTTAGCCACTCCCTACGCATAATCACTCTAGCTCGATCTAACTCGGTGCAGTTTGCATCGACAAAAACATCTTCGTAAAGACGGTGGGCAACGAATCTCGGACGGTTTTCATGAATAGTTGGTGTAGGCACCTCCATTGAACCTGTAGCCCTAAACTCTTCTAATGCTTTAGATAATACTTTTTCTTTAACTCCAGCAAAGTGCTGCATAAGCAAACCCATAGCATCCTGCTCCATATCTGGATCTTGCAAGATTGCTAAAATTTGCTGGGCAGCCTGTTCATCTCCACCTTGCTCGGCAACCATCTGTACAACATCTTGTACGGTAAACTTTTTCATCCGCATGATGGTTTCCTGCTGCCAATAAACACCCAAGATTCCAATTGCAGGAGATCCAGAAAACATTTCCTGTGCAAGGATCTCTACTTCCCTGCGAAGTTCTGGCAGCATCCTTTGCTCCAAGAAATAAGCCAAGCAATCTCTCCAGTAGGCTGCCTTTTTCTGATCACTTGTCTCTATTCCAGAGACTGACATATTTGCACGGAAAAAACTCTCCAGTGCCATATGCACATGCTCATTGATTAACCTGTCGGCCAATCGCATATGAATATCGCTGGCACCTTCCCATGGTGTAGGCTTATGCCCTAAGTATTCTTCATGCTTGCGGCCATCATCTGGTGACTGACCTTCCCAGCGAGCATAGCGGACATCATCAAAGTCATCTCGCCTGCGAAGATTTCGGCCAGCATCCTCCAAGATGTCGGTAAGCTCAGATTGTAACTGAGCAACATCTGGCTCATTCTGGGCCTTATTCTTTTCAGAATCATATTGATATCTCATGCTGGCACCTCCGCTGGTTCCAACATGGTTTTCTCAATCTCTCGTTTTACGAAAAAAGCCCTTGCACCTTCACGAAAGTACTTGGGCTTAATTACACCATTCTTAATGAGGTTAGTCATTTCATGGTCCGCAAGTCCCAACCAATCCATGACCTCCCTTCGCCTCAATAAGGCTGTTTTAGGTTCATATATTCCTGCCATTGCAGGAAATAGTGTCAGACGGTTAACCCGTCAACTCATTTTTTTCGCTTGCGTAGTCGGACAAGTTTGTCGATGGCCTTGCCCATGCCTTGTTCATCTGTGGAAAGATAATCAATCGTTTCTGGTAAAACACGGGTACGCAATGGCACTCGCTTGAGTTCGTCTGGCAATGGAGGGCGGCCTGTTTGATTTGGTCTTGGCCCACCCCATCCCAGTGTAGGTTTGTCTTCGGTTTCCTCGGTCATGTCCCATCACTATAGTTCTTGCTTAGTGGGATGCAATGAGCAAATTGATTTATTCCCAGAATCTATGACAACGCAATTACCTGCGGCAATGTCTTCACATATTCGCAAGACAAACTCCTCTTGTCGGCCTTGGTAGCACGGGATGTCCAGTATGGAACATACCCGTAATATTATTTTTTCATTTAAATTATTTTCTGTCATCTTCTTTAGTCTTTTCTATTAGTTTATTGAGTTCTGGTAAATTCATATCCAGAAAGCATTTGTTTTTATTTTCACTTTCCCAGTTTTGGATAAAAGATTCTTGCTTTGCGTATTCCTCTTCCTCTTCTGGAGAGTTAGGTAAATGTGGTATGTCTGGCATTGTAATTTTCATTTGTTGAATAATGCTTTGAATCCTTGGTAAAAGAATATCGCCAGCGATATAACCACTGGGATGAAGATGAGGTGATCGTATAGGTTCATAAGTGTCGGATGTTGGCCTCAAAGTCCTTGTCCGAAATGTACAAGTCATCATTGAAGCAGAAGTATTTGTGGCCGCCTGCTTGACGGTCATAGAGGTAGATGTACCACTTGCCTGCGATCTGAACGGGAGTCTCGGTGCCGCAGCAAGCGATACTGATATGCTCTGGCCAATCAAGTCTCCAGTTATATGGACATTCAAGTGGGTTGATTTCGGAAATAGTAGTCATGACATAAATCTTATATATTGGGAGACAATAAGCAAGTGATAAATAGATTTATGACACAAGCTTTGCTTTGTCTCGGATCTCTTTGATTTGCTTAAAGTATTTCTCATTATCGATAAGGGTATTTAGAAATAGTTTACATGCTTCCAGTTCCTTGAGGCTGGCCCGTTTGCGGCTGGCTACACGGTTAGCAAACTTCTGTAACCGCTTGCGGTCATCTATAATGGCCTGCTTGGTCTCTTGGTATTCCTTATCACCCTTCCATTCCCAAAGGATGTTTGAATTAATTTTATCAATGTTCATATACCGCACTGCTCCATGTGTAGAGACCTTCAAGCCAAAAACCGTATTCGCTAAGAAATCGAACCTGCTCTTCATATTGATTGTAAAATCTAGTATTGTAAGCGTGGTCTAGTGAAAAGAAAGGTGCATGGGCACCACCCTCATGGAGGATGACTAATTCTGCATCACGGCCATAAGATTCACCCTTATCTCTCCATTGCTTTGGGGACCAGAAAACTTTCTGGCCAGCGTTCCAGTTGCGTTCTTTAGCCAATTTAGCTAAAGCGAAGGCCAGCTTACGGGCCTTGCGTGAAAGGCCAGTTGGTACGGCCCAATTATCTTTATCGTAACTCATAATTTTTTTGCGGTTAAAATTCCCTGTTTAAGTGCTTTGCGATTCCAGTCAGCAGTTCCCACTACCAACCAATCCCATTCTTCGTCTTTGCCATGATTAAAACTAAAACACCCAGTGCAAAAGATAACAGCTTCGCAGCCGAAGTCTTCTGGATTAATTGTATTGTCTAAGTTGTTACCAGCTTCGCTGCACCATTGAGTGGTTATTTTTGTTTGCACCCCACGCTTATTGTCAAAAAATTCTCTATTGTTTGGGTTAGCCAGCTCGACAGAAAAAGTTTTTCCATTTTTAGTGACTCGCTTGCCACTAGAGAATCCAAATTTAAATTCTCCTACGCTTTTCCCTTTAGTTCCGTTAGTAAAATCAAATATGTTCATGCTTACTAATTTACTTATTGGGAGACATAAAGCAAGATAATTAATAATTTTCCTATGTCATAAAATATATTTAACCAGTTCCAACCTTTTGGATCAATAGGTGGACTAAAGTGGACTTAGGTGGACTTAGGTGGACTTAGGTGGACTATACAAATCTGTACAAAGCTATACAAAGCTGTAGTAAGCTGTAGTAAGCTATACTTAATAAGCCCCACCTTGGCTTATAATCGCATCATTTGGGTCCAAATAGGTTGGTCCAGATAGGCAAAAATAGCGTAAAACATCAGTGAAATCTTTGCAGGCACCATGCCGCCCGTCCTTACCCGTCCATGTTGCCAATGCAAATCTAAGATTCTTGCAATCCTTATGAACATATAATCTGGGGCAATTGATGGCCGATATTTCCTCTTCATCATCCCAGTCAAGTAGATCATTGATCATAGTAACACCTTCTTCGATCCTTACACCAATACTTGGCTCAAAATGGAGGCCAATATCGCTCATTTGATCAATGAGGGTAGTCATTCCAGATTTTGTAGGAGTAGGAGCAGATCCAAATCGACTATCCATGATCCGCAGAAAAATTTCTTCATCCTTCTCGGCATCTTCAATCAATTCCTTGTACCTATTCAAGGAAAAGCCTAATGGTTCCTGTGCTGGTCCTTTATCACCGTCTACCTTCTTTCCGCTCACGGCCCACTCTCCAAGAAATCCAAAACCTTTCACTGGTTCCACTTGGCTCGGCCATTCTCGGTAAACATAGCATTTTCCATCCTTGGCAACCCGTACCCAGATAATAACCCAGTTTTTCCCGTGAGATGGATCGCAAATCATGTAATTAGTCCCCTCTTCTGGGATTTGTTCGTCAGTCACCAAATGGGCCTCCGAAAAACGAGGAAATTGGCCAGACTGGACCTTAGTTGGCCGCCCATACGCTCGCATCAAGATTTTTGTCTTAGGATCTGACCGTAATGTTCGCTTTAACTGGTTGTAATCATTAAATTTATTCCACTGAGACCAAAAATAGATGACTTTTGCGTTTTCTTTGATCGGCTGCTCAATAATTGGCACTCTTTCCTTCTCCAGAAGATCTTTATCGGCCCAATCCCACTTTTCCATGGTTGCACCCTGTAAATATTCTCTGACGGTAGGACTATATCCAGTAACGGGTGTAAATGTAATCAACATTCCTCGCCAAGGATATCCTTCTGGGTAATTTGGTGCTGGTTTTCTTGCACGGGTAACCAATCGAAAACGCAAAGCCTGCACATGGTCCAAACCACAAAGCTCATCCATCCAAACCATGTCCCATTCTGAACCTTCCAAGATACCAGAATCTAAGTTCTGCGAATAATTACGGAAAAAGATGCGGCTACCGTTAGGAGCAACGCAACATGATTCAGTAAAACCGCCCTTCTTAGAAAAAGTCATGTTTGTTACCTTACCCTTTTTAGCCGCCTTCCATTCGCTGGGGATAAAATTCCAGATCAATTGCTGCTGCTGCTCGACTGAAGTGCTGGCCGTAGTATGCATACAAAGCACATTGGCCTCTGGGATGTCATTTATGCACTTTACTACTCTTTTACTGGCCCAAGTGCTTTTTCCCGAACGATTTCCGCCCAAAATAAGAAGTTCATCACATTTAGAAAACTCTTCATCTGCCATTTTCCAGTGATCTGGCTCAATACCATGATGAAAAGGGTCTTTAATTGATTGCTGGATTACCTCTTCTCTTTTTTCGAGTACTTCACTCAATCCCTCTGGCCCCATTGCCAAAGCTTCTTTTTGCGTAGGTAAACGGAAGTATGGATGCGGTGTAGGCTGGATCATTTCTTTTTCTTAGGTGCCTTTTTCTTAGGTGCAGGAGCCTTTATCATTTTAATCAAAATTTGCTCCAAAGAAGTTTTCTCTTTTCCCATGCGTTTCTGTTCCTCCCACTGGGAAACAATGTTTTCACTTTCTCTACTCATTAGTATTTTCCTCTCCATCTGGGACATCTACCTACCATCACCCAAACCTGCTCACCAGTGGCAGGCGGCCTAGCATTAAGTTTCATCCCAATTAAAAAATTCTTATTCTCTCTAACCCTAACCCGTGTATCTCCACACATAACCAGTTTTGGATTTAATGGGATCTTGGTAATCGCCAATTCCTGTGGCCCGTCTGGTTCTGGTAGCGGCTCAGATAATTCATCCGCACAAAGTTCCCTCTGTACAATATTCCTCACCTCATGCTCACCTTCCTCATGATAGGTAATCTGATTACTCACCTTTACCCAGCTACTAGTCGCAACAATACCGTCCTTTCTCCATCCAGCCAGCATTTTACGATCAATACCCAATTCATTCGCTAATTCTTTTTCTGTCTTCATTTAAACTCCTTAAAATATTCTATGTTAAAAAATACGCACGGTTCTCTATCCACCGTCCAATCTCGATCACTACGACCACCCATCTTCACTGAAAAGTCAGTCACATTGGCCGTATCCAGCCAATAATCACCATCAGTAAATCCAACCCCTAAAAAAGCTTTTAGATGACTACTTGCTTGAAATTCACGACATGCTTTCCATTTCTTCAAGGATATCATGTAAGTATCAAAGGTGCCGTAAACATGTGTCCGACATTTCAACTCAATAAAGCCTTTTACTTCTTCACCCTTCTTAATCGCGTAATCCAGAGAATATGTAGTCGGCAGCTTTTCCATCTTTATGTCCCATGACTTTTCTATTCTCCCTCGTAATTGATTCTCAGCACGAAGAGTGTCTTCATTCTCTCTCGGTATAAAACTAGCAGTTTCCATTTTGCCTTACTGGGTTGTGGGATATTCCCTTTAATGATCGTGCAGGTGGAATAAA